GTTACCGTAGCCGTGGAAAAACAATTGGATAGACGCGCCTGCGACAGTCGCGGTCGAATTGACCGACAGGGTCACCTGGGCGGCACCGTCGATTGATTTAATCGTCGCTCCTGCCGGGATAGCGGCATGCTCGACCGGCATACCTACCCACATGTCTTTCGTGCGCATCAGGCCCGTGATGACAGCGCCAGCCGCGTTCTGCGTGATGGTGGCGGTACGGAATGGGCAAAGGACGGCGAACAGCTCGGGGTAAACCGAACGTGACAGCGCCGAACCGTCTCGCACCACGGCGAAATCGGGACAATCCAGCGTCGGCCACTTCTGCGGCGTTCCGGTGAGCGCAGCCGATGCCTTGAGATTCTTGCGCGCCACCGCTGCGCTCTGCACGTCCGCGAGATTCTTCGAGGAATCCAGCGGATTGATGACACTGCCGGCGACTTCGTTTTGCGCGCCGGTCAGACGCGTATTTTTTGGATAAGAGCGCGTCAGCGTGATCCGTGTTTGCGAGTTGATCGCATAGTCGATGCCTTCATCGAGGCGTGCGCCGCCGATATAGAAAACAGAGCCGTTTGTCGTGATCTTGGTGAGGTCAACTACGGTCTGACCGGCCGCCAGGAGCTGGCTGTCGGACTTGGTGTTGACGTTGACGGTAATGCCGGCAGTCAGATCGACCCATTCCCAATCATTGGCAGCATTGGATTTCTTGCGCAGAACCTGTTGCGTCAGTCCACCCGGCAAGATGTCGTCCCGGCTGCGGAAATACTGCGGGTGCGGATTGGCTTTCGCTTCGTGCGCCGCAACTACCTCGGCGACCTTTTTATCTGCATAGTCGCGAGTCGCCAGGATGATAGAAGGGTCAACCTTCAATTGCACGTTGTCGGCGCTCGACACAATGATGACCATGCGCACGTTTTGCACACGGCCCGAGCCTTCGGCGAGCAATGGCTTGTACGTCTCGGGGCAATTGGCAATAGCAACTAAGTCGCCGTCCGCATCGTACAAACCAAGTTCGCGGATATACCAACCGCCGACGCTTTCAGGGATGACTTGTTCCGCAATTACCTGGTTCGGATTCAGCGGATCGCGCGACAGAGTGTTCAGCGGCGCGCGGCGCTGCTGGCGGACGAGAGACGTGCGATTGCGGTCGGGAACCGGAACGATGCCGTTCCCGTCGCCTACCGCCATTTCAGCGTATACGAGAGGGATGCCGAGCGCCTTGGCGTTCGCGTCTTTCGCTTCGCCGACGGCCGTCAGGATTCCGTAATAGGTTTGTGCCATGTCTTCCTCAAATTGCAGTGTTGAGCGGTTGAACCGTCAGCGTGTCGGCCAGATGCACCCGCAGACCGTTGGGCATCGCGACGTTGATCGAAATCGGGCCAGGGGAGTAGGGGTAGACGGTTAGTTCGTCTCCGAGGTACGCCGCGACGGCTATGCGGTCAGTCGCGCGCACCTCCATGCTCAGGGCCAGCCCTGTAAGGTGCCTACTCAACGGCTTGGCATCCGATATGAGTCGTTCCATTTCGAGGAACATCTCATCGGTGATACCCGTGTCCAGGACGCCAACCTCAAGCGCAAACGTGCCGCGCTGGCCGCGTGGCTGCGTTTGCCACCATTCGGTGATCTTGACCACGTACCCCAGCGTTTCCACGACGCGCCGCACGGCGGCGATGGTTCCCTTGTGTTGATGGATGTACCGCGACGCCTTGACCGTTGCGCGCTTTGTCGCTTCGCTCCAGGAGTCGTCCCAGCGGTCTACAGAAAACGACCACGCCAAGATCGGCAGCAGGTCGACCGGGCAGCGGTCCGCACTCCAAAGGTCGCGCAGCGGAACAGGAACATCGACCAGGGCGGCGCATGCCTTCGCAAGCGCACGCTCCAATGGCGTTGTATTCGGCGGCAATGTTGCGACGAAGTTACTCATCGTCGCCCTCTTCAATGATGGCGGTATTGATGCGAATCGCCGTGCAGCGCGCCGCCTGCGTCTTGGTGCGCAGGATGTCAGCGGCCGGGCTGGTCAGCACGACGTTGACGACACCCTCGACCTTGAGCGCACCGATGTAGGCCGCACGGTAGATGCTGAATCCCAGCGGGCGACGCGGGGTCGATATCGCTGTAGCGTTCGCCTTCGCCGCAGCGAGGGCGATAGGAGCTTCCGGCCCCTTGGCGACATATAGGGTGGCCTCGACTTCATAGTCATCGACAGTCGCCGATTGCGCGGTCACCAAGTCGCCAAGTGGGCGTTTTTCTTCGTCGTTGACGGCTTCCTCGACCACGCGTAACAGGTCCGGCGGCGCAATTCCGTCGGCCGCTGTGGACAACACTGCGATGACAACTTCGCAGGGTGCCGGACTGATCGCGCGCACGTCCTTGACGCGGCCGTCCGCGCTGCGTGCGTGGAACTCGTAGGCACTGCGCGGCCCTGCGGTCGAAAGGCCGTCGGCCGACTCTTGGATGCGTAAACGATATGCCTCGTCGTCTTCCATGACGGCTTCGGTCGGCGGCGTCGCGTCGGGATTCGCCGCGACGATCGTCAGCCGTTTAACGTTGTAGTTCGCGCCGAGATTGTCCAAGTCCGTACCCTTCGAGTAGGGCAACATTACGGCGAGCGCGGCGTCGTTCACGCGGTTACGGTGAATGATTGTTTGATAGCTGTTTTCCTCCAACAGCTTGACGGCCGGTTCCGATTCGAGCTCAAGCATCGCGGCCGTCGCTTCACGGTCTTCCTCGGGCATCAACTCAATGACGGCCGCTTTGCGGGTCGCAAGAATTTCCTCGAAATCCAAGACCTCGACAACCTGCGGCATCGGCAACAATGTCAAGTCGATAGGCGCGCTCATTGCGGCACCCCATTGCGAACAGGAATGGACAGATCAACGCTCTGACCGTTCGCGACGCCCTCCAACAGCACATAGATTGCCCCCGCTGCATCGCGGGACAGTTTGACGCTGGTCAGCGAAATCCGCGGTTCCCAGGTCGCAATCGCGTAGGCCGTTGCGGCGTAGATGCGCAGCACGGTCGGAGCGTTCAGCGGCTGGTCGATGAGCTCGGGAATGTCGGAGCCGTAGCGACGGCGGCGAATGCGCGAGCCGATAGGCGTCGTCAGAATGTCCCGGATGGATTGACGGATATGATCCAGGCCCGCGAGCGCGCGACCGGTAAGGGAGCTCATGCCGCTCATGATGTCGGCCCGTCGCTGGTCTCGTCGCCACGCTTGACACCCTTTGTTTTGTGGTTCCGCAGGCTGATATCGCCGGCTTTCATGTCGCCCGTGGTCGTTACGTCACCATTGATCACGACCGCAGCACCAGCGGAGCCACCTTTGACGGTCGCGCCGTTGTTGAGTGCGCTCAATCCTTGCACGACCAGGTCGCCTTTGATTTCCACATCGCCGGTGCAGACCGTTTGTTTAGCGTCTGCTGTCACGAGGTCGGCTTTGATGGTCGCGGTGCTGCCGTCGGGCAGGATCGCGGCCAGCGCATGCGCCTCGGCGTCGTAGCGCACGACCGCGCCGTCTGGATAGTGGGTCGCATGTACGAGAGGGTTCGTCTCTGGCGCGGGTGCGTCGAGCGTGTAGATGCTGCCGAGAATTTTTCCTTTTGTCAGGTCTCCATCGGGCGACAGAACAATGACTTGTTCGCCGATAGAAGGCGACCACCAGGTGCGCGCATCGCCTGCGCGATCAGTAACCCAGCGCAGCCAGGTCGTCGAAAGATTAGGTGCCAACTGCACACGCGCTTTGTCACCATCCACCTCGGCAATGATGCCGGTGCGGATCAGATTTGCAAGCGTGCGAGCGATGTCGGATAGGTCGTAACTCATGCAACCCATGTTGCCGGATCGCGCGCACGAAGGCACGTTGCGGCGGGTTGATATCCGTCTTACTGACTTCGCACTTAGCCTTTGACGAGATGGCGCAATAGAGCGTTGCGAACGATGTCGCGATCATGGGCAGAGAATCCCAGCAGCGGCCGCGCCGGGTAGTTGTATGTGGGGCCGGTCGGTGCTACGTGATCCGGCAACCCTTCCTGATGAACATGCGCGAGGCGTGCGACCCGGCCGAAGAAGCCGACCGCAATCTGATTTGCATCGACGCGTGTTTGCAGATAGGCGGTGGTCCGCAGTTTGTTGAACATGGCGGCTTTCTGGCGCTTGATGCGCCCGGCCTTACCGCGAAATTCTTTGCGATTCTTACGCGGCACGTAGGCCGTACCGTCAGGCGCACGCTGTTGCGCGATCCGCTGCGCTTGGCTGCGACGCAATTCGATAGCAACCTGACGACCGATGACGCGGCGTTGCCCTGGGCTGATCTTGGTCAGCAGGCCGGCGGCCCAGGCTTCCAACGCTATTAGATCGTCGCTCATGCAGCCTTCGGCGTATACCACTCGGCCAGGAGATTGTCGCCCTCGTAGAGCGTCCAAAACGGATCATCGAATGGTGGCGTCAATTGCGGCTCGCGCACATGCGTGACATCGAGGCGGCCGGCGTCGAGCGGCTTGACGGCGACGGCCTCGGTCAGTAGCAGGGTGATGGAGATGTCGCGAGACTCATGGTTGTTCATGTCCACTTCGAAGCGAATCGCATTTTTTCGTAAGTCTTCGTTCGCAAATATTTCCGCCTGGTTGACCTTGAGCCAGGCAATCAGCGGCACGAACAAGGCGTCGAACGACGCGACGAAATCCGTGATGATGAGGTTGAGCGCGTACTCATACCGGAAGGATAGCGACGCTGTGCCGGTCCCCAATGCTCCGCCTTCGTCGATGAAGATATGCAGCTTGTCGGGATTCTGGCGCAGGTCGGCAATGGCGCTAATCAGATGCTTTTTGAGGCTGTCCGGCTTGTACATTGAATTTCTTTCGCACGTCGTTATAAGTGTCGATGCAGGCGTTCAATTGCCGGATGGCGTCGTCGCCTTCGCCGGCGATGGCGTCAAGAAACTGCGCAGCCTCGGGGTCAAGTTCGGCACGCGTTTCGTTCCGATCTTCGGCGACAGTTCCGGCACCTGCGCTACTGGCGTCTGCGTCACGCGAAACGACGGGGATTGACAGCCGGATAGCGCCACTGCGTGCGCCAGCAATGAAATGATCGCGGTCAGCTTTCGCATCGTCTCTTTCCTTCATGAGTTTGTTTGCACGGTCCTGCTGCGCTTTTGCGGCGTCTTGCTCGCGCTGCCTGGCCTCGTCGGTCGCACGCACCAGTGTGAGGGCGGCCGCCTCGTCAGCCTGGGCTGCAGCCAGGCGCAAATCGGCGATGACGGCATCCTTGCGCCATCCTTGGACGGTCCAACCCGCCAGCACTGCGCCTGCCAGTAGTGCGACCAGGATCGTATCGACAGCGGTATCGCGCAACCAGGTCGGCAAGGTCATAGCACCACCCGATTGCGAACCCAGCCGTAGGCGAATCGACGCTGGCTTCTGTCGCCTTCGACGATTTCCAGGTAGCGCGCGCCTTGAATGCTGTTGAGGGCGCGCAACAGAACGTCGATGCCTTCTTTTCCGCGCCACTTGATGTAGGCCGACAGCGCTGCAAAGGAAATCTCCCCGAGGCGGCCATCGACGAACAGGTCTTGATACCGACTGCCGGTGTCGTTGAAAGCATTCAGCCAGCGTTGCAGGAACTCCGCTGAGCGGTGCGGCCCCATGTTGACGCCGGTATCGACGAGCTCGGCTCCGATGCGGCCGTCGATAGCGACGACGCGATCAAACTTCGGCTCGTTCACGTACCGTTGCAGGTAAATACTGCGGGCAACCGCGAGCGGCATGTCACGCATGCTTCCGGTGTAGTTGTTGGCGCGAGCAACGGCAACCGTGATGCCGTAGTTCGTCTCGCCGCCTTTGTCGGTCGGATCGTTGACATAACCGCGCTCGGCCTTGATGACTTCGTCGATGATGTCGTCAATCTTCATGGCGATTCTTTCGCATCTTTGATGAGCTCGCCGATATCCTTTTCAGACCGACGCTGAAACCAAAGCGCGACGGCGCGGGTGATCCACCAGGCCGGCGCGCCTACCATCAAATCGACCGGCTTCGGCCCGATGGCGGTTGCGATGGCCGGCCAGTGTTGCACCAGGAGCGCGAAGACCGGATCGCCGAAGACGCAGGAGAAAACGCCGGCGCAGGCCAGGCGGCCGGAGAATTCGAGCTCATTGAACGAACCGTCGGCGTTGCGCGGCGGCAGTACCATATACAGCAGGGCGGTCCCCATCATGCCTAACGCGGCCTTGAGGCCGTACAGCTTCACTAATGCGGCAATGCCGCCGGCCGATTCTGCTGGCATGGTGTTGTTTCCTTTGGTGATCGAGGGTTGATAGTT